GATACTACTGAAAAAGCTAAACCTAAAAATGCTAAGAAACAAGCAGCTGATGCTGGAGTTCCTGCATCTACCGATACTACTGAAAAAGCTAAACCTAAATCAGCCAAGAAACAAAAAGCTACAGCATCAGCTGCAGTTAGTTCAGTTATATCTGCAATTAAACCTGAGACTATTACTGAGAAACCTCAATCTGCTGTAGATCAAAATGCATCTACGTCAGTTCTTTCTTCTCTAATGCCAAAGAAAGCAGATAAAAATGCTGAATCTGCAGCAGCTGCCCTAACTGGTGAAGAAACAGGACTAGAACAAAATAGAAAGATGGATGAACAAACTGAGGTATTGAAGAAAATTGAATCAAATACCAGAGGTTCAGCTGGTGGTAATAAACCTGCACCAAAAGAAGAAGCTAGCGCAGGTGGAGGTATACTCGATAGTATTCTTGGATTCCTTGGTACTGGACTTATGAACGCAGTTAAGTTCTTGTTTAGTCCAAAGAACCTATTAAAAGCATTCACTAAATTCTTCGCACCAGCCATGATTATCGGCTCACTTATAAACGGTATTATGGATGGGTTTAAAGTATTCTCTGAAACTGGATCTATCGGTGAAGCACTGATTGCTGGTCTTGGTGGTGTACTATCGTTCTTAACATTCGGATTGTTTGATGCTCAAACTATTAAAAATGTAGTCAATGCAGTATCAGGATTTGTTACTGACTATATTGTAGAACCTATTACTAAATTCTTTAATTTCTTAGGGGATGCGTTCAACACTTATATTAAAGAACCAGTAATGGCAGCATTTAGTACTGTGGCTGGGTTATTTGATGAATTTATCGTTCAACCACTTAAGACTGTATTTGCGCCAGTAACTAAGTTCTTCTCTAATCTTAAAGATACTATATTTGGTTGGTTTGAAGGTTTTGAAATTCCTGGAATCAGCTTTAGTGCATTCGGTGAAGAGTTTGGTTTTGGTCCATGGCGTCCTTTTAAGAAAGAAGATAAAGCACCACAGTCGGGTGGTGATGCCAGTGCTGGTGCTTCAGCGCCACCGCAAAACAGCGCACCTAAGAATGCACCCAATCAGGATATGTCTAAGTCTAGCATAAGTCCTCAAGAAGCAAAGAACGTCTTAGAGAATGGTAGCAAACGAGACATCGAAGCATTTGGTGGCGTAGAAAAACTAAAACAAATTGCTTCTGGTGGTGCTGGTGGTACTAGTAATGCTGGCGCAGGTCAAGGGTCATCTGAGTTCGCAGCAACTGATCCAAGAAGAGTTGATATAGCAGCACCACAAAGTGCTACTAATGTAGTAACTGCACCCAAACAGGCTACCCCAGTAGGCGTACAGAACAATGGTAAAACACCGACTAATATCTCTACTAAAACAGAGTCTAACACAGAGGAAATTGCTGGTGAAAAAGTAGTTCCTGGGCAACCTCTTTCACAAATACAGATGGTGGCTATTAGCTCAGCAAAAAGAAGCGGTAATAATTTCTCCCCTGAAATTGAAAAGCAATATAAAGCACAAAGGGCAGCCATAGATTCAGCTAAGATTTCTCCAGGTGCAGCACCTCAGAGTGGTAACGCTGTAGCTAAAGGATCTGAGAAAAATAAAGAAGCTAACATGGATGCTTCTAAGCCTAACTCTGGTGGTGGAAATACTATTGTTTCTGCTCCAACTGTTAACAATGTTCAGAACACTCAACAAACTATCAAGTTACAACCACGTAATCGAGATAATTCTGTTAGTGATTATCTGTCTAGCAGATACGCATTCTAACAGATACGCATGAAAAAAGGCTACCTTTTGCAAGGTAGCCTCAGCGAATACTACGTAAGTAGTTCCGTATCAATCTTCTTGTGCGATTTTCTCAAAGTAAGACATCACATCTTCGTCGTCATCCATCGGGGCAGGTTTGCTTGCCTTTGGAGTTGATGCTGGCATAGAACTAGCTGGTGTTGGTGCAGCACGAACTGGACGATCTTCATCAGAAGCAATCTCTGCAGCAGACTTGCTAGCAAAAGAATCACCAGACAAAACCTCATTTAGTTTTTTCTTGAGTTCATCATAAGACTTAAAGTTCTTACGATCAGTAAACTCAGATAACTTAGTTTGAGAGTTAACAACTGCCAACAGTTTGTTTTCATCTTCTGAAATAGGAGATGGTTCAGCAAACACTGACTCATCGTAGTTGGCATAACCATCTTTCTTACGCATACGCAGTTTGAAATTGGCACCTTCCCACAAGTCAAATACATTCACTGGCTTTTCATCTTCGAAAGTTGGTCGTGCTTTGTCCATGATCTTATCAAAGATTTTCTTGCCGAATTTAAACAAGAATACCTTACCTTCGTTCTCTGGATGCTTTGGATCAGACACAACCAATACGTTGGCAGTGAAAGATAACTTACGCTTTTGTTTACGAGCAATCTCTTTGTTGGCTTCAGAACCAGAGTTCCAAAGTTGAGTGTTCATTTCACCAACAGGATCGTTCTCACCAAGAGTGGTTAGTGAGTTCTCGATGTACCACTTACCAGTTGGTCCTTGGAATCCATGAGAAAAGATACGAACCCATGGGAGTTCATCACCTTCAACACGTGGTAAGAATCGTAGTGTGGCTGTTCCGTTACCTGCTTTGTCACCTTCTAGACGCCAGAATCGGTCGTCAATGTAGGACTTGGTTTCGGATTGGGGGTTGGCAACTTTCTCGAAAGCATTGGCAATTGCACCAAAATCAGAGTTGCGCATTGAGCGGAGTTTTTGAATATCCATCGTATGTTTCCTTTTATATTAAAAATATTACTTTGTATTAGTATTGTGTTGAATCTGAATGTCATCTGTCATTTCAATATCATCATCAAAGATGTCATCATCAAGATCAATATCTTCATCAACATAACTATTTAGCGTTCTCATACCACCAGTTTTTTTACCGCTGGCATGTCTAGCTGGTTTCCCTGAACGCCCACTAGATTCTTCATCGAACTTCTTCGAATTTTTATGGTATGTCTTACCCATATTATAACTCTTGTATCTCTTCTTTGAACTGATTGAAAACTGGTTCAACCTTACTCTTGTCGTACTTCACAAATCCCTTAACTTTCTCAATCTTTCGTATCTCATTCTCCCACAAGTATAGCATGGTTGAATTTTGTTTCCAGTTGTCGGTAAGGTGCATCATGTCATCAAATATCCTGACGGACTCAATACTTATTTGTCCACCAAGGAATAGCTTAAGTATACTTGGATAATTGTTACAAGTAAAGTAAAAGATTGATTGTTCTTTTAACTTTTCTTTGTAAGCATACATAACAATCTTACTGCAATCATCAGAGAAAACCTTAGTAATAGACTGCTTGCGTTTCATCCACTCACCAAGATTACTCAATGCCTCTTCCGAAAAATACTGAGGGTTTTCATTACCATATGCAAAGTTAGCCACAAAGAATTGAATCAAGTCTTTATCTACTGGATACTTTCGTGACAGCTTCTCAAATATGTATCTATCATTACGAGCATTAAATGCGTCACGTGTACCCTTGATATTACCACGATTCTTAAACACGTCAAAGGTATCTCTAGTGAAGTGCAATTTAATAGCCATGTAATACTTGTATGCTTTAAATCCGTCCACTTCGTGCTTTCCTACATGCTTCTTTCATCTCTGTTGTAAAATCTGGAGAGATCTCAGCTAACGAACAATCAATCACTTTAACTCCATGTTTGGATTGGTTGTGTGCAGAATAGAATCCAAACGCAATCAAAGCCATAATAAAAATTACTACAACAACATCAAACGTCCAACTGGGCTTGTTTGGGGAGGTAGTTTTGTTCTCGAAATTCATTACCAATTTTATCCTTAAGTGACTTGTTAATCAAGCTAACGATATCTTTCGGCTCAAGATAATTTTCCTTACAGTAGTCAAGAACTGCATCCATGTAAGGTTGCTTCTTATTCTTAACCACATCTTCAATATAAAGAGAAAATTCATTGGCAGTTTTAAACATTCTGCTTTGTAAGGTAGTAGTCGGCTGCTTTAATTGATCGCTGGACATCATCATATTCCTTCAGTTTAATTTTATAGAGATTCCAAATCGGAGTATTCGTATTGTCTGGATCCATATTACGTTCGAATTTGTCAAGAAACAAAGTAAAGAATTTGTCAAGACGCATGCGAGCAACATACAGAGTATTTCTAGTTTGAACGATTCCGTTG